AAGATTTGTTTGTTCGAATTGTGACGCACAGCTACCAACTTATAAATCAAGAAACAGTAAATCTAAGAGTAGATAAGAATCGTAACTGTATGTAAAATGAAAGGATGCCAAAAAAGAAAATGACTTTCGAAGATTTTATAAGCAAAATATCAGATGGAGATACACAACAGCTTATCGACCCAAGCACCATGAGTCCTGATGAGTTACATTTATTTTTCGAATCTATATACGCAGACTATTTATATTTTAAAGACAAAAAATCAAAATTTGCAAAACAATACGGAAAGTTACTATCGGAGATGATTAAACAATATGGTCACTAGATGTATTTACCCTCGGCAGAAGTTTTAAAGTTACTAGGCTATCGAACAGCGAAAGCAATTGTCTTGACGGAAAGAAATCCAGAAGAAAAACTTTTTGTGTATATATTAATCAATGCCATAGAAGATGTTATGGTACATCAGTCCGATAGAAAAAGCTCTCTTATTAAATGTGAAGCTCACAATTGGTTAATCGGTATGAGTGAAGAATTTTGTAACACTTGTGAATTTGGTTTACTCAATCCCATAATGGTACAAAGCAGTTATCAACAAGCTATCAAAGATAGAAAAATAAAATTTACACAACGACAGATACAATGGAAGATGTATCACAATACTTACAAAACATTTAAAAAATCCGATGATAAAGAAAAACGAAGAAATAAAGGTATGTTACGAAGATTACGACAACAAGTATTGCAAAGCTCTACTTCTTTTGTAAGCACTTTGTTTTTATCTGTCATTTAAAATATTCAAAATTGTAACTGGTCTCATTATCGGATAGTAATTTAGCTCCGTTTCTTAAATGAAATTTTTTAGCCATTTCAGTTTTTGGTGACAATGTTACAAATCTTTTAGTTTGTAATATTGGTAACAACTCGTTCAAAATAGTTCGACCATATCCTTTTTCATATGACCATACTGTATAAAATATTGTAAATTCTTTTGCATTCTCTTGTGAATACATTTCTAATTCTTGCATAGTAATTGGCAGCTTATTAGTATTAGCAATACACACAACTGCTTTGTCTGGTATCGTATATATATTTCTACCTTGTGTTGTTCTAAATGTATAAGTAACATTTCGCACTGGGTCGTCTTTAATTTGTACTTGTGCTTGATTTGTTACTTTACTTAGTTTCGATTTTGTCTGGTGTAACATCAATTATGTTTTTTGCTTCGCCAATTTTGTTTTCTAACTCTTGTAGCCTTTGTTCTAGTTGGTCTCTACTCATTCCCTCCAAAGTTGAATGGGTTATTTGTTTGTGGTCTACATACAACCCAGCTAACTGACCAGAACGATACTCAGCATTAATAGAAGCTGTGAACTGACCCTTTTGTGCTGACTGCTCCCTCAAGTCATCTAATAATTTATATCTTCTTAATTTATCCTTCTCATACTTTTCTTTTTCTTCCGATAGTTTCTTCTCTAAGTATCTACAAATATGTGGGTTGATGTCAGGGTTCGTGAGCTTCGAAGCGAGAACCATGGCACTCTCTCTGGTTTTACAATTATATCCAGATTGCATCAACGCATCTGTCTTTGTTATCTTCCCCCAATTCTCTACTAGTATATCAATAAAGTTTTTTTGGTTAGTAGTCAGGTCACTAATTGTACGAACTAATTTACTTCTTTGAGGCATCACGAATCACTTTCATAGATATAAAATACCATAATGTACTTTACTTAGAAATATTTTTTTAAAAAATAATTGCAGAAAAAACAATCCTAGAACTATATTTTTCCCAAAAACTAGGAATTTTTCCCAAAGTTTTCCCAAAACTATTTTCCTGTAAGGGTATGTTTTCTCTTATTTTTCCCAATTTCCTAAAACTTTTGCTGATTCTACACTTTCTTTTTTATTTTTTTTTCTAAGGAAGAACCTTATAGGAAAATAGAAAACCAGAATAATAATTGTTGTATCACTAATTAGAAGTGCTATAATATTTTTATAACAAAGGAGATAAATAAAATGACAAAAACAAATATAGATATAGTAGGAATAGTAGAAGATAGTGTAGAGTTCACTTTTGGTGACATCATTAGAAAAGACACAGATAGTATTGGTACTTCTGATATTAATTGTGTACGCAA